TGGGTTATTGATGGAGCGACAACAGAAGGTGCATACTAATGAAGATTGGATTAAGTTTAAGAAAGAGATTCACGACAAGCTACACGATATGCTTGATCCGCAGTTAGTCGCTGACATTACGGTTGATGAGCTTGTAGAGGTCTATGCTAAGTTACCTTACGTGCATCCTGAAATGGAGCTTAGAGAAGACAACCTTCTTATGACGACTGTATTTGTTTACCTTTCTGAAATCCAGTATAAGAAAGAGGGAACATATGGACGCAGTTTTTGTAAGAGGGGTGAAATGGACATCTTCTTTAATATGGCTCGTAAGTTTGACCGATTAGAGAATATGATGTTGCACGATAAGAAAGATGAAGTTGGTGAAGGTAAGACGGACACTGTGGGTGACGAAGCGAACTATGGTATGCTTTGGATGACTTACATTCTTCGTGAGAAACCTGAACTATTTAAAAACTGGTTGAAAAATAATTTCTGACAGCTGGGGGTAAATTGCTGTTTACTCCCTTTTATTAGGTTGTAAGCTCGATAAGGGCTAACATATAAAACTATTATCCTTTGGAGGTAACAAGAAATGAATAAAGAAGATATCGTAAAGTACATGGCAGACAACTCAGACAAAGCGTTAACACAAAAGGAAGCAAGCCTAGCAGTAGACTTATTCCGTGACGCAATTAAATCAGGCTTAACAGCTGGCGATGATATTAACCTAGTTGACTTCTTCACTTTAAAGCCTAACGGACGTCCAGCTCGTAAAGGACGCAACCCTCAAACTGGTGAAGAAATTCAAATTCCAGCTTCTGTGAACCTGAAGTTTAAACCAGCTAAGAAACTTGCTGCAACGGTGTCGGAGTTAAATCCAGAAGATTACATGAAAAAGAAATAAGCTAGTTTACTTATCCAAAAAATAATCGAGTTCTTTCGTACAGTTGACAATATGATGATATGCTAATTATTTCGTTCAGGTTAGGGCTGGGGCTTATTGCTACGGCTCTTTCTTGTTCAACGGAGTAAATTATGCCTTTCCCGCCTTTAATTAAGTAGGAGGTTGATTAAATGAATTGTGATAAATGCGACATTTCCAAAACGTGCGTGCCCTGCTTGATGGGTACAGGTAGAAAGTCGGCTAAGATTATGTTTGTAGCTGATAATCCCACTGACTTTGAGAGTGACGACGGTCTGTGGATGAATGGTAAGGCTGGAAACCTTTTCCGTGACCTCCTGAGTCAAATAGGGCTTGACGTAGACAAAGATTGCTACTTTACAGGGGCTATTAAGTGCCCGACCCCTTCAGACGATAAGGGCGTGCAAAGACAGCCTTCAAGAGACGAAATTGCGAACTGTAACCCGTATCTGGAAGCTGAGATTAAAATAGTAAACCCTGAAATTATCGTTCCGATGGGTAACGTGGCTCTTAAGAAGATTATGAACAAAACAGGTATTACGAAGTTCCGTGGTAAAGCGATTAAGCAGGATGACCGCATTATCTTCCCGATGGTACACCCTACGACAATCTTCCGACAGCCGGTACACGCGAAGAACTTCACAACCGACTTAGGAAACCTTGGTAAGCTTATTAAAGAGGGTGACGCTTTCCTAGAGAAGAAAGAGGTTGACTACAGATATCTTGAAACGTTAGATGAAGCACTAGCCGAGATTGAAAGGCTTAATACAGAAGCTGACTCTGACATCATCGTATTTGACTTAGAGACCACTGGACTTGACCCTTTCCGTGATGATTCTAAGATTGTCTGTATCTCGTTAACCGATAAGACACACTATGGTGTTACGATACCTTTGGAGCATCGACAGTTTGAGTGGACTGGTGACCAGCTTAACGAGCTAGTTGCTGGTATCCGTAACTTGATGGAGAATCCGAAGGTTAAAAAGATGGGACATAACGGTAAGTTCGATACGAAGTGGCTGAAAGCTATTTATAATATTGATACCCAAGGATATGCGTTCGACCCGATGGTTGCCCATTATATCACTGTTAGTGAGGAGCGTGGTGGTCACGGGCTTAAAGAGTTAGCGTGGGAGCTCACCGATATGGGTGGCTATGATAACGCGTTGGACGACTATAAGAAAGAAAACGGGATCGTGGGTAACTACGATATGATTGACTGGGAAATACTCCGAGAGTATGCTGCTGCTGACGTAGACTGTACAATGCGTTTATACGAAGTCTTTAATCCGAAGATAGACGAACACGAGAAGTGGCCATCCTTATTCGAGCTTTATATGGAGTCTTCAGAAGCCTTACGAGATTTAGAGGTTAACGGTATAAAGCTGGATAGAGAGCGTGCTGAAGAGTTCCAAGGGCTTTATCTAAAGAAGATAGCGCAAATTGAGGATAAACTTCGTATGTTCCCTGAGATTGTCCAGATAGAACGCGAAAAGCAAGATATGTTCGAACGTCGTAAGCTAGAAATGAAGAAACCAAAAGAAGACCGTGACCCAGAGATACTGAAGTGGGACAAGTTTAAAAACTTTAAGTTTAGCTTTAGTTCACCGAACCAGTTGCGAGAGCTTCTATTTGAGAAGCTAGGGTTGGACACTCCATTCCTGACAGATAAAGGTAAGCTTAAATCTAAGAATCAACTAACGATTCAAGATTACTCAACGGGTAAAGAAACATTAGCATATCTGGAAGACAAACATCCTATCGCGAACTTAATGAGTGAGTGGCGTAAATTAGAGAAAGTTTATGGGACGTATATAGCTCCTGCGGTTGAATGGATAGGTAACGATGGACTTGTACATCCTAGCTTTAACTTAACGGGCACAGTAACCTCCCGTTTGAGTTCTGAGAAGCCGAACGCGCAGAACTTCCCTCGAAAAACGAATGACCCACGTGAGTTCTCTTATCACTATGGTCCGAAAAAGTTGTTTATTAGTCGGTTTGGTGCTGACGGTGTAATCGTACAGTTTGACTATTCTCAATTAGAACTTCGTGTGGCTGCCATCTTCTCTGGTGACCCTAACCTTATCCAAGCGTATAAAGATGGAAAAGACATTCATAGATACGTTGCATCTAAGGTTCACGGTATTCCTGAGTCAGAAGTAACAGATGACCAGCGTACAGCTGCAAAAGCCGTCGGATTTGGGTTGCTCTACGGAAAAGGAGCGCGATCCCTAGCTCAAGATATGGGTGTGTCTCTTGAAGAAGCTGAAGACTTCATCGCGAAATACTTCGAAGAGTTCCAAGGTGTTAGAAACTGGATTAATGGAACAAAGAAACAAGTTAAAGAACAGAAGTATGTTGAGACATTAGCCGGTTTCCGTCGTAGACTCCCAGGAGTTGACTCAAACGACAGAGGTATTCAAGCCGATTCCTTTAGGCAGGGTGTCAATTCACCAATCCAAGGGACGGGATCGTCGATGACGCTTAAATCTATTGTTATGATTAACAAGATGTTCAGAAAATTTAACTTAAAGTCTTGTCTAGCTATCACGGTTCACGATAGTATCGTGGCTGACGTTTACGTACCTGAGTTGAAGAAGGTCTACAAGATTATGAAACACGTAATGGAGCATTTGCCTTTTGACTGGATAACTGTACCGATTGTTTCTGATGCTGAGGTTGGTAGGGACTATGGTTCTCTAGTGGGCATTGATGACATCGAAGAGGTGCTTGCTGAGGGTGTGTTTGAGTATATCGATAGAAAAGTAGCAGAGAAGAAAAAGAAAGATTACGAAAAAGCCGGAATACCTCTGTTGGCTACGGAGTAAAAAGTTGTTGACTCTCCTTATATTAGTGTATATAAATCGAAAATACATAAATATAAGGAGAGGTTTATCATGTTTACTACGAAAGAGCTACGAGAGCTTAGAAAGAAACGCGATGCGTTCATTATGAAAAACACAGAGCAGGGCATCGAGGTTAAGTGTACTGCAAAGTTTATCCGTTTCTGGGAGGAACGAGGGTTTGAAGTTTTATCCAAACAAAAAGTTCGACTAATTAGTTGACAACCCAGAGTAAAAAGTTGAAACCGCGCTTTTATTAGGTGTAAGTTAAGAAAGGGGCTTTGCGAAAATGATTATTGAGTTAGGCGATTTAAACCTCCTGGACGTTACGCTTAAGCTTGCTAACGGTGAAACAAAAACGTTTAATATCCGTGAAGAGCTAGAGATTGAAGAAGGTAACTTGACTGAGCACTTTATGAAACAACCAGGAAAGTATGCTTGGTGGAGTGCGGTTACTGAACGTCTTAAGCTACAACGAGATTACGCTGAAGCTGAACTCGAAAAGGAAGAAGCGAGAGCTGACAAGCGTGTTCGTGCTTCTCTTAAAGATGAAGGCATCAAGATAACTGAAGCGATGGTTAAAGGTCAGATTAAGTTAGATCCTGTTTATGATGAAAAGTTAGCTAGCTATAATACGGCTAATAAGAACGCTTCAACTATGGAAAAGGTGGTAAAGGCTTTTGAACATCGGAAAGAAATGCTTATTAGCGTTGGTGCTCATATCCGTGACGGTAATGGCAACTCTGGCGAAGTTCGTACTAAAGATACTTCAAAAGGTAGTCAGAGCGTAGCTGACGACTTAAAAGCGAGAGCAAAGATGATTACGCAACGAGAAAATTAAACAAGTTAATAACAGCTGTACTCGTTTTCTGCGGTGTCTAGGTCAGATGAGGGTAGGTTGCCCTCCCCTACAACCGACAAGTCCGGAAAACTTCCTCGTCTGACGCAGACACCGTAGAATGCGGTGTCCTGTATAAACCTGATAAAAACTTGACAAACACTGGAGGAATTAGAAGATGGCTGGATTAGATATTGAAGCTTTAAAACGTAAAATGCAAGAGGTAAAAGACAAACAAAGTGGTGGCGGACGTGCTGACTTTTGGAAGCCGAAAGATGGACGAAACGTTATCCGTATTTTACCTGCTGCTGAGGGCAAAGAATTTTATTCTGAAGCAAAGGTACGCTATAACGTGGGACCTGACAGTAAAATGGTAACGATCCCGTTGGATAGCTCACCTGCTAACTGCCCAATTCACGAATACGTTGATAAGCTTTGGAAAACGAAGGATCCTGATGATGAGAAGTTAGCGAAGCGTATGAAAGCTTCTAACCGTTATTACTTTAACATTATTGACCGTTCTATCGAAGAAGGTCAAGAAGGATATGGTGAAGTATTAGCTTATGGTTGTGGCTCTACTATCTTTACTGACATTCTTGGAATTATCGTCGATCCTGACTATGGTGATATCACTGACCCAGAAGAGGGCTATGATATTATCATCACTAAATCCGGTAAAAAGCTGGACACAGAGTACAAAACAAATGCCCGTCCGAAGCAGACTCCGATTGGTATTCCTGATTGGAAAGAAAAGCTGAATGACTTGGAAAAACTGGCCACTCCTCGCGATTACGCGAAGCGTTTAGCTATCTTAACAGGCGATAACACTTCTGACGATGATAGCTCAGACGATTCAAAAGGCACTGTAGCTTCTTCTACTGAACCAAAAGGCGAAGAGAAGAAAGCAGAGAAAAAGCCTGCTGAAGAGAAGCCTGTAAGCTCTGAGAGCACAGGTGGTAAGTCTGAAGATGAAATCGAAGCTGAAATTGCCGCGATGTTAAACGACTAATACTTGAAGAAGAGGTGACGATCCTGTCACCTCTTTATTTACATGCTAAAAATGGAGGTCTGTGAAGATGGGAAGTAAACGTAAAAAAGACAAAGAAGAATCAAACGTAATTTTATCTGAGGAAGAATTTCTTGCTGATTTAACAGTTGACATAAATAAAGAGTTTGGTGACGAAGGAACCATGATACTTGGTGGTAGCGAAACGGGTGATGTTAAGCACTGGGTTAGCTCTGGCCACCCTTTCATTGATGCTGTATTGGGTAAGGGGCTTCCTTTTGGACGCATCGTGGAAGTTTACGGTCCTGAATCTAATGGTAAGACGACTTTAGCCATTTCAGTTATTGCGCAATCACAGAAGATGGGGGCAACAACTATATTCCTTGATACTGAGCATGCACTATCGAAACAAAGAGCACAAGATATTGGTGTTGACCTTAAAAAGCTTCTTTATGCGCAACCAGGAACGATGGAAGACGTTTTTGACTACGTTGAAAAAATTATAGAAAAAATTAAAAAACGTGACCCTGAACGGTTGGTTACTATTGTTTGGGATAGTGTAGCTGCAACCCCTACGCGTTCTGAAGTTGAAGGTGATTATGGAGACCACAACGTTGGTATCCACGGTAGAATTATGTCACAGGGTTTCCGAAAGATTACGAAGCTTATTAACTCTTCAAACGTTCTTTTCATCTGCATAAACCAAGTACGTGACAAGATTGGTGTTATGTTTGGTGACAAGTCGTCAACTCCTGGTGGGCGTGCTTTAAAATTCTATGCTTCGCAACGTATCGAAGTAAAAAGAATAGGTAACTTAAAAGAAGGTGATGATGTAGTTGGAATCAAGTGTAAACTAACTGCGAAAAAGAACAAAGTTGCCCCTCCTTTTGGTGAAGCAGAGTTTGCGATTTTGTTCGCTAGTGACGTAGCTGGCATTGACCAATATAACTCTGTACTCGAAGAGAGCTTTAAGGCAGGATTGCTTGGTGATTCAAAAGGTTACATGTTGTACAAAGGTAAAAACTACCGAAAGAAAGAGCTTGCTAAGTATTTCCGTGAAAACCCTGATGAGTGGGCAACGATGGTTGACACTTATATGTCAACCCAGTGAGGTCAACGATGGAAGCTGAAATCAAAACTTTTGATGAGAAACAAAAGGTTGATGTAAGAGCGTTACCCATACAGTATAAGTTAGGTGGCGACAGTGGTGACTGTTGGGTTTGTGTGAGTCACGCATCGTACAAAGGTCACTACCCACTCATAAAGCGAAGAATACACGGAAGAAGACTACACACGTCACTTATAAGATACATTATGGAAGTTACTCTTGAGAGACGAATTGAAGAGGGTAAAGTTATTATGCACTCTTGCGATAACAAATTGTGTATAAACCCAGAACACCTCTCTGAAGGCACTCCAAAAGAGAACTCTGAAGATATGGTATCAAAAGGTAGAACTAACACTCCTAGAGAGTTTAGACTGCCTCAAACGAAGCTTTCTAACGAACAGGTTAGAGAGATAAGGAAACTTAGTAAAGAAGGTTTGAGCAACAGGGAGTTAGCTGAAAAGTACAAGGTTAGTATTGGTCACATTCAAGATATTGTAACCCTTAAGAAAAGAAAGAATGCCTGAGCTATGATGCTCAGGTTTTTCTTTGACAAAAATCAGGAAAAGTTGTTGAAATCATATGTTATTCATAGTATGATTAACTTGTAAGATAAATCGGAGAAGAAAAAGGAGACGATGGAAATGACAAACTTAAAGTATACGGTTAAAAATACGGTAACAGGTGAAACGGCTAGCTGGGAAGGTGAAGCGAAAAACGCTCATAGAACTCTTCGTAAAGAGCTTAGAACGAATAAATCAATCTTTGACGGTAACGCGGTGGACGTTGTAATCTTAATTGAGAGTGATGATGCAGAGCTAAAATCAAAATACTTTATAAAAGGCATGCAGTACCTTGGTAAACTGGCTAACGGTAACGTAAACGCGAGTATTAGCAAACCGAAAGCCGAAAAGAAAACTCCTGCTAAGAAAGAAAGCGCGAAGCTAACAGAAGGCATGATGAAACGAATCAAAGAAGCTCACGAAGATGGTAGACTAACAGTATTAGAAGCGAACTTCATGAACTACCTGATGACGGATGGCTACTACGCTGAATATACATTCTCTGACGTAACAGTTTCTGACGTAGCGACAGCGTTGAATATGGATAAGAAATCTGTGAAGGGCGTTCTTGGTAGTTTAGTAAAGAAAGAGTATCTGTACACTGACACTATTAATAATAACGACTACGACATTATCTATGCTACTGATGCTGGCTACGAGTTAAGTGACGAATACGAAACAAACTGGAAACCTCAAATGTACTAAGCGCCTGATGGCGCTTTTATTTTTGCCAACTCTGCAAAGGGTTGGCTTTTCATACACATTCTTTTCGGAAAGTGGTGTCACAGGGGAGAACTTTCTGCTGTTTAGGCTTTTATTAGGTGTAAGTAAGAAAAGGGAGGTAAAGGAAATGAAGATTATAATGGATGGTAATAACTCCGCATTCCGTGCGAACGCGACGAATAACCTGACGATGAAGAACGGTGAACGTGTTGCGGCAACCTACGGTACGTTGAATATGATTCTCTCGTATCTGAAGAAGAATGGCAGTGGTTGGGTAAACAAGCTATTAACAGCAGCGCAAGACCAGCTTCGTGATAGAACGGCTATTGTTGATGAAGTAATCGTATGCTGGGATGGTGGTAAAAGTAAGTTCCGTAAAGCTATCTACAGCGACTACAAAGGGCATCGAGAAGTTAAACGCAAAGAGTATACCGACGATGAACAGAAGGCGTATCACCACCTCTTAAACGAAATGGAGAACCTTCACGAGATCCTGCCCCACTTTGGCGTAAAGTCTCTTAAGTTTAAAGGTTGGGAAGCCGATGATTTAATCTATCTTTCGAATAAGCTAAAAGCTGATGGTGAGATAAGCATTATCGTATCGACTGACCGAGATATGTTACAGTTAGTCGATGACACAACGTTCGTCTGGTCACCCGTTAAAGAACAGCTTATCACGCC